AACTATACAAAGTAACCCTCTTCGGTAAATCATTCATTATAGGATGGTTCAGCCATGCGGACAAGTGGTATCATAAATTTAGTATAATATATTGAACCAATGAGAAGAGCAGACAGAATAATCAGAGACAAGTGTAAGGACGATATATCTAAGGCTGGCTAAGTATGGACTTACAAAAGTTAAATGCAGATAACATGAAAGAGAATAATATTTTAAACAAAGAGATTTATACAGAGGCTATGATAGCAGCCTCTAAGGTTGATTTCCTTGAGAGCAAGGAAGAGATTAAGATGTATGCTACTTCGCTGTATAACGCGATGATATGGGGTAGAAAAGTAAAATATTAAGTTTTTTATTTGGTGTTATAGAAATTAGAGGTATATTTGCAGCGTTCAACTTTTATCCAAAGGCAAGCGGAAGCCTGCCATAAGCGGGCATTTTTTATGCTTGCATAGTTGCTGCTATATGATATTAGCAATGCTACCCCCGTGTGGAGAAGTTAATGCTCTCCCTGCCCTATTGAGGTGTAAGGTAACGGGTCAGGGCATTGCTTTTTTTGCCCTATCCGAAAAGCCGGATATGGGCAGGCTACCAGCCCTATAATGCCAAAAATACCTTATACAATATGGCAGAAATTAACAATTTGGGAGAACTACTCCCTATCAGTGAAAACAACGGACAAAAAGCCGTTAACGCACGTTACTTACATTCTTTTCTTGAGAGTAAACAACAATTTGCTGATTGGATAAAAGGACGTATCAATAAATACGACTTTGTAGAAGGCAAAGATTTTGAAACGCTCTATTTCGACTATCAAGGTAACTTATTGAATATCAGACATCATAATTTTATGAAGTCTGAAAACCAGCAAGTTAGCAAAATAGAATACGCCCTATCAATCAGCATGGCAAAAGAGCTTTCCATGCTTGAGAATAACGAACGAGGGAAGCAAGCGAGAAAATACTTCATTGCTTGTGAAGAAAACAAACATGAGCTATCACGTAAGGAACTTGCCATGATGGTTATCCAATCCGAAGAAGAGAAAGAACGTTTGGCTTTGGAGAACGAGAAAAAGCAAAAACAGATAGAAAGACTTAAACCTAAGGCTGATTTCGCTGAAAAAGCCTTTACGATGGAAGGTAAGGTGGATATAGGTCAAGCCGCTAAAATACTCAATCTCGGCTACGGAAGAAACACCCTTTTCAAGAAGCTGCGTGAAGTAGGCGTATTCTTTAAAGAGAGGAACGAACCGAAACAGAAATATATTGATGCAGGATATTTTGAGATTACGGAAAAACCGATACCGAGAAAAAATCATCCTGGATTTATTGTAATGGTTGTGACATGTACTCAAAAGGGATTAGCATACATCAACCATCTATTTGGTGGAAACCCATCAGACGGTAAATTAGCAAGAATAAGATAAATTGATATTATTTTGGGTGGGCACAATCAGCCTGCCCGCTTAAAAGACTAAACAAATATTCATCATGGAAAGAAATACAACACCCGCTAAGAAGCAATACGACCTTAGCGCAATAGACGAATTATTCAAAGACTGCATATCTCCCGAAGAATTACGGGAAGAGCTTATTGAACTGGTGTTTGATTACGCACAATACGTAGAAGAAGGCGCTACCGACTTGTTCAAATGTCACATGGGTACACTATATGTGCTATATAAGGCTTTAGAGGATGTAAAAGAATTAGAGACACCAAGCTAATACCCTCACCAAAACGGCAAGCGGTATAACCCAATGGAGAACCCGTTCAAAGCGTTCTAAACGTTCCATTGGATAACTTGGAAAAGGCGGCAATAGTCCATGTAAAGGACATTGTCCGCCAATTCAAGCAGTTCATCTATGTAATCCCTTTTTCGCATCACGTTCAAGTTTTCTACGTTGTTGGCGGTTTATACCATTTGCTATGGCAAGGCTGTTCAGCGTCTCTTTCTGTTCGGGAGAAAGCATGTTATATACTTCTTCCCGTGATTTGCCTGATAAAATGGCTTGTACTATTTTCCACATAAGCTACGTCTACAATGTTCACACAAAAATTTCTTCGCTACCGGGAACATCTTCTGTCCCACATATCCGCTAAGGTACTGCGCCTCTTCTCCATACGGGTCGATGCCGAACGCCCGCGAGATATGCCGGCATAGATGCCCCTTTTCATGGTCGAAAGAGTTTTGAAACTCTGCCGGGGAAGAGGTAAGGGCTATAACCATTACGGTCTGTCTGTTCCGGATATTGGAGTAAGTGATACCCGTATTCAGATTGCAGGAGCGCATGTTCTTATAGGCATTCACCAAATCCATCCCCCTGCATCCTACCCGCTGAAGGTCGGCGATGATATGGTCGGTATAATAGCAGTCCACCGCATAATATACCCTTACTTCCCAATCATAATCCGGTATGTAAAAATCCTGTATTATCATAGGCTACATCATCTGTTCCCACATGATAGGATTGCCGGAGCCTATGCAGTCGGCATAGAACCGAGTGAAAGGCATTCCATTGTAAGCGTCCACATCATCTATGTAATCCTTAATGAACAATGCGAGATGGGCTTCGTCAGTGATAGAACTTTTGTAGTAATCCGACTTCGCCATGTTTGCCACGTAAACGCTGTCGTACCCTGCATCCTTCTCCAGGTTTATACTGTACTTTTTAAGAAGTTCCTCTACCTGTTCTTTGCTGATTGGTTCAAGTTTTTCCTCCTTGCCCGTAGATTTGTTTTCCATCTTCATGCGGGAAACAGCCCATAGGCACATCTTCTTGCTGAAATGCCATCCGTACTGGCTGAGATAATCAGCCATTGCAGGCGGTATTCTGTCGTATGTATCTAATCTTTGTTTCATATTTTCCTGATTTTAAGTGATTGGCAAAAGAGGGGAATAATCCCCTCTCCATTACATGAACTCTCCGTTGGCGCGTCTGCGTCTGCGTTCGCCCATATCATCACCGTAAAGCTGTGAATCGCGGCGTTCGTTGTAAACCGGATATTCCGGGAAGTAACCCGGCATGCGGCGTTCGCCCATATCTGAGCCGCCGCTATAGCTTCCACCGCGTGAACCACCGCTGTTACGATAGCCCATTTCACCGCCCTGCATCTCACGCATGGCTTTCTCGTAACCATGACGACAACCCTCTCTATAGGCTTCTTCCATAGGATTACCGCCTCTCATACCGAAGTCACGGTCATATTCTCCGCGTCCTTCTTCCAATATTTCCCACATTCCCATATTATTTCTTTGTTTTAGATGTTTCAGCAACTCCGAGCTGTTCCATAAGCCGTTTGTTCAATTCCATAAGGTCGGACATGTTCTTGCTCATTTCCGCCATTTGCCCTTTCAGAGATGATATTTCCTGCTCCTGACGTTGTTTCTCTGCAAATTCAGGGTTCAAGAGCGTCAGCATCTTGTCACATCCCGCAATAACGGAATTGTGGAAGTCCATGCTATTGATGATGTCTATGCTTTTCTGTTTCATAGAAGCGACCTCGTTATTCATCGCATCACGAGAGCATGACACTACGATATTACCGTTCTGTCCGAAGTCGGCTATATCCATGCCAGCAGGTAGATTTTGAAAAGTCGTGTTCTGCCCGTTGATACAGACAACGACATCCACAACCATTTCCATTTGGGGCAACTGTCCCATAGGGGGTGCCATAGGATATTTCGGCTTAGGAGCGGAAACGCTGACTACCGGACCGTATTCGATAAACGGATTAGCATCCTTATGAAGTATATACAACTGGTTATTGGTACGAAGTGATTGAAACATATTGGTTTGATTTTAAAGGGGTGTGGCTATTTCCATTTTGGAAACAACCACAAAGCCCCATGTTAACTACTTGCTCTTTTGAGCGGTTGCTTCTGCTGTCGGAGTTGGTGTCGATGCGGTTGTCGGACGATACCCACCGTTAACAAGGAACAGTTCGTTGGTGTACTTGTTATAGTGAATTTCGTAGATACCCGTTCCGGCAAGGTTGCCGACAGTCACCGGCTCATTGTTGTAAGCCAGCAACGGTCTTGTATCCCCGTTAGTCCCTATCAGTATTGGGAGTGTAGCAGTCGTGCCGGCTGGTATCGCCTGGCGGAGACTGACATAGAAACCGCCTACATAGCTTCTGTTACGGAACGCATGGTTAGGAAGCTCCAAAGTCACGTTCTCCGTGCCGACCGTTACGGCTACCGTAGGAAGGGTATTGAAATTAGCCCTTCCAATAGTAGGGAACAAGAAAGGAAATCCTGTAAAAAAGTTAGGCCACATAATTACCCCCTTTCTTACCGGAATTAACCCCAGTAGTTGTTACAACCACAACCGCCACGTCCATACATTGCATCACCGGCGTAAGCACCGAAAGCCGCAGCACGGAAACAATCTGTGTTGATGGCTTGCAATTGCGGGTATGGCACTGCTACTGTAGGCGGCATTGAACAGCGGATTTTATCCACCTCTCCCTGCAATGTTTGTAGACTTGCTACTATTGGAGCAATTTGTTGCGTTACGTTTCCAAGAATAGTTGCATTCTGATTACGCTGTGAAATTTCACCTTTCAAAGTAGAGATTTCAGCGTCTTTAGCAGCCAACGCTTCTTGCTGACGACGCGCCTCTGCCGCATCCATTTTTGCTACAAGTGCTTGGAAACCTTCACGGTAAGCGTCCGCTAAAGAACGCGTATTCCCTTCCATTGTGCGTGTAAGCGTATTCATGTTTTCGCAGCTTGCTAAGCGGCTTTCATACCCTTGACGCTCAATTGCTGCTTGATTTTTGCAGCAGCAATCTGCAATCTGAGTAAGAACAGCCTGATTTCCGGACTGGAATGCGTTGATGATTTGCTGGCTTGACATGCCCACCTGATTGCCCACATTGGCGATAAGTCCCTGGATGTTGCACAGGGCGCTCTGTAACTGTTGGGTAGAGCAGTTCAAAGAAGAAGCAAGCTGGTTGATGGCATTGCCATTGCCCTGAATGGCTGACATCAGGTATTCACGACCGACATCACCGTTAAGCTCGGCAGGCAGACCGCCACCATTGCCAAAGCGGTTGCCAAAGCCGTTGCCGCCCCAACAGAACCACAAAAGGATAATCCAGATGAACCACCACGAGCCGCCCCATTGGTCTTGGCTGCCACGTCCCTGGTTCAGTAAAGCGAGAAGTCCGGGGTCTACACCCTTGCTTCCCATCAAGTTGGGCAACATAGCCATGATGTCGAATTTGCTTCCGCCACCATTTCCGTTGTTCCCGTCTTGATTGAAGACATACGTTCTTTCCATAGAGATTTATATTTTGTATTACGGTCAAAATCAACCGCATCACAAAAGTATAAATACCGATACTGCCATGAAATCAGTTGTTTCCCAACGCTTTCCTAATGTTTTCCCAATATATTCTCAACATTTTCCC